ACAGCTACTCCACAGACTACTCGTATCCAGTCCATCAGAAACTACTGGAAGAACGTATTAAAGTGGAAGAGCGTAGGGTATCATTTTATTATTGAAGCAGACGGGAAGGTGACACAATTGTCGGATATAGAGAAGCCTACAAATGGTGTTGCTGGATTCAATACAAGGTCTATACATATCTCTTACATAGGTGGTATTGATAAGGATGGTAAGCCGGTAGATAACAGGACAGATGCTCAAAAGCAGGCTTTGCTGGATACGATTAAGAAAGTAAGAAACGAAGTAGCGCTCAAGCAGAGAACATTCCCTATCATCCAAGGTCATACTGATTTCCCAAATGTAAGTAAGGCATGCCCTTGCTTTGATGCTAAGGAAGAATATAAAGATGTTTAATTTGTAAGTAAGCCCCTTGGCGCAAGTGGGAATGAATACCACCTAGGGTTAGCGTCCTTGCAACATAGTATGTGGAAGAAGCAGGGAGATACGGGTTCGAATCCCGTAGGGGCTTCTAAAAATGTGTAATGGGAAAACTAACCGAACTAGGCATTCTTGCAAAGGATTACTGCAAAGCTAACCCTAAGTTACCTGACCTTACTCTTGCAAGGAAGATGTATGAGGAGAATAAAGGCTTGCTTAAAAGTGTAGAGTCAGCTCGTGACTATATAAGATATTATAGGGGTCACAAAGGAGTAAATGACAGGAAAAACCCTGCGGCTGCCGAAACACTTAAGCCTATTACATACGATACCAGAAACTACAAGCCATTTAAAGAAGAGGTAGATACAGGTGCAAAAATCCTGATACTAGATATTGAAACAGCTCCCATCAGGGCAAAGGTGTGGGGGATATGGAATCAGAACATATCCATAGACCAGATAGAAAGCGACTGGTTTATACTTACATGGGCAGCTAAGTGGCTGTTTGATGAGCAGACATATTCAGGAGCATTGACGGGTGAAGAAGCGCTGAAGCAGGATGACAGCAGGATACTAAAAGGTATATGGGAGATGCTGAATCAGGCCGACATTGTTGTCGCTCACAACGGAGATAAGTTCGACTTGCCTAAACTCAATACGAGGTTCCTGATAAATAAGATTAACCCTCCTCTTCCTTATCAGTCCATTGATACCTTAAAGCACATTAAAAGAAACTTTGCGTTCACATCAAATAAGCTGGAGTTCGTAAACAGAATGCTAGGCCTACCGAGAAAATCCAAGCACGATGGTTTTGAGCTGTGGAGTAAGTGTTATGTAGGGGACGAGAAAGCTCTCAAATCTATGCAGGAGTACAATATAAATGACGTAATCATCCTTGAGGAGACGTATCTAAGGTTAAGGCCTTGGATTAAACCTCATCCAAATACAGCGCTGTTTATCCTTGATGAGCATGAGTACAGATGTCCTACTTGCGGAAGCAATAAGCTTGAGGATGAAGGGAAGAAGTATTATACCACAGTAAATGCTTATAGTCAATTCAGGTGTACCAATTGTGGCGCTATAGGAAGGAAGCGTACATCTGACTTAAACATCAAGCAGAGAAGACATATATTATCAAGTTCACCTAAATAACATTATATGACAGAACATAATGAAGAAGAAGTAGACGTTCAGACCTGGGGTTTGGATGAAGAGATAGACCTGTTCTATAATGCTAATATGGTAGCCAATGAGACTATTGCTAATATTGAGGCAATGGATGCAATGACAAAGCAGCAGAAGCAGATTAAGCAGCGCATAATGGAAAGGTGTATGTATATGCTTGATAAATCTACCGAATACTTTGTTGAGATGATAGCGCAGTTAGAGGTTGTCAAGGACGAGAGTGCTGAGTGAATAGATTCATTACAAATGCTCCCCATTGATTAGCCATCGCCTCTGCTATACCTTGGAAAGTCTTACTTCTTAGCGTTTGCCTTTCTTGCTTTGTTTTTGCTTTAGATAAAGCTTCTGCATACCATTTAGGGTGAGATTTACCAGATGCAAATACAACCCTTTCTCCCTTGTCGACGATATTAGTCGGAGTTAATAAAGGCAAATCCTTTAACCATAAACATGTTGCTTTTGTAGCTTCATCTCCGAACATGTACGGATGAATTATTTGGTCGGGCTTTCTCCATCTGCTACTCAATAATCCTACAGGGTTCTCAATGGCTATATGTTTAATTCCAGAATTATACAATACTTTTACAAATTCTACGCTATCAAGCATATCCTGTCTTCTGTTTGGGTATTTAGGGTGTGGCCTCCTTTCTTCAAATGATAAAGATTTGTCTTCAGGGTGAGACAACCATTGAACTCCGCTGCCTGATAAAAATGTGCATGGAGGGTGAGCTATCATTAAATCCCATCCATTTTTTATTACATTAAATATGTCATCTTGTATATGCCATTCAGGATGACCGCCTGAGCACGTGAGTATATCGCAACTATATGCCTCAAACCCTAGTTTTCTAAACTCTTTAGTTACCGCCTGACTTTCTTCGCAAGCAATAAGTACTTTAATTTTATCCATATTATTTTTTTTGTGTTATGTAAATCTCAAGAATATCATTTTCTTTTAGTGGTAGCCTTACGTATGATGATTTGATGGAGGATATGAACTTTACATTGTCATCAGGAACTATCCCTTTCTGCTTAATCAAATCTAACAGCACCTTTAGCCAATATCCTGCTTTATTGTCTATGTCAAAGGTGTGTTTTGGAGAGTGATAAACTATCTCTATCTCAATTGGGAACTGGTCTTCATCTATGGATTTATAGGCTCTCATCTTACTTATCAGGTAGAACTTGCATAGTTCTACTAGCTTCTTTCTGATGGCCCAATGCACCCCTCCGTAGAAGATATTATTGGTAAGGTAGTATTTCTTACTTCCTATCGTCATGCTAGAAGGGACATCATCGCACTTAATATGTAGCAGTATGTCAGTCATTGTTATGCAGCGATAAGCAATTATAATCAATAACTATTTCTTCATAAAGGCCTATTTTCCTAATGGCTACACATTTATCGTTTTCATCTATTGTTGCATTTGGTGTACTGCTGTGGTTAAGATACCATCCGAGAGATATTCTACTCCAGTTTTTAGGGCAGTAATATTTTCCTTCCCAATATACACAATAGTTTTCGCACATTATCTGCTCCCTCCTGCTAGGGTTCTCAATTATTCGCATGTCATCATCATCCCAAACGGGTATTTCTTCCCCTTCATTAAACTCAATTTCTGTAAATACACCAACACCTTCTATCTTGGATGGCCTTAATCTTAGGTATTCTTTTTTGTCTTGCTTCATTGTTTAATTTTTATCCATGAATTAATTCTGTTATAGGTATAAGTACCATCTTAGATTTATTCAGGTCTCCACCATTGACTACTCTATCTTCCTGATAGAATCGTCTTGCAAGTTCCTTTAGTCGATTGGTTTCAACGAAGATGGCTATTTTGTTTGGGATAACAAACACCCAGTGCCTTGCTGATGTAGTGGCTATGCCGGATGGCTTACCCCATGACTCAAATTCAACAGCTATATTGCCAGTCTTATCGGCCAAGAAGTCTGTCTTTACTTCAATTGTAGACAGCTGTAGCATATCGTGTACAAGTACCTCTCCTTGCTGTCCGGTGGAAAGGTCCAGGTCAAAGTCACTCCTGTACTTCATCGGCTAGTGTTTTATAGTAAGTGTATTCAGCATCGAAATCTTTCATTGACTTAATCTTTGCTCTAAGTCTGTTGTACAGGATAGGGGCTTCTGAGGCATCCCACATCCTTCCTGAATTGTGATTTACGAATGCGTATATTTCCCACCTTGTAGTAGTCTCACCTCTGTCCATTTCAGGCCTGAATATCTTTAGGTTTACTGAGAAGTGGTTGTTATCAAGTACTACAGGTTTTATTACTTTAACCAAGTCTGGAGGCAATTTAGTTGTCATAACATTAATTTTATTGTCTGAATAATACAAGACGAATATAGTTAGAAAGGGTGATATTGTCCTGCTTGCATTTATGAACAAGTACCTCATATTGTGGCTTTGTTAGTCTTATAGATACCGTCATCACCTTATCTTTCTTTGAACTACCTAGTCTTTGTCTTGGGTCTTTTCTCTGCTTTACCATGTTATACTAGTTTATATTTGTTTAAGTAATACTGCTCTGCGTCATTTATATGATTGCACTGAGCGTCTTCGTATCCTGCGTTGTAGGCTTCTGTGATGTGATGCTTTACGGTTGTACTAGGGTCAGCAGGGTCATAGACTTTGACCAGCTTATGATTAAAGGCATCCTGCTCATCCATAATTTCCATAAGTATTTTCTTGATTGCTTCTTTGTCCATATTATACGTTTATATGTTGCGCTTCTGTTTTAAGGTAAGACAGCGTTGACCTAAGGCTTTCTATTTGGTAGTGGGATTCCTTTAGCATTATCTCCAAAGCCTTCGGGAAGATGATGACAAGACCTACAGCGTCGCGTACCAATGCCTCGAACTTCTTAGCCGGCATAGACTCATGGTCTATCTTCCTCATCTCTATCATATTAGCCTTATCAACAAGGAAGTCAAATGATGCCTTTAGCCTTCCGACAGAAGCATTGAAGGCGGTTAATTTTTGTAACCGTCTGATGATGGCTTGAGGGTCCATGAAATCTGTCTCTTCCAGGAACATCTTCCTGTAATCTTCGTATTCTTTGATACATTCTTGTAGCTTCTTATTGTAAGCTTCATTTTCAAATCTGTACATCTATTTTTGTTTTAATTCGTTATAAATAAATTCGATTAGTCCGAAAGCAGATGCGGCTGCTGACAGGCAAATCATTAATAGTATAAGTTTATTAGTCGTTTCCATATTAAATAATTTAATACCTGTTATCTAATCTTCCGCAGTCCTTGCCATCAATAAGGCCTGTTGCATAGGCATCACAGCTATAATCGTGGATGCCTTGATGGAGGGACTTGATTAAGTCCTGCATAGCTGCATTTGTAATTACAAAGTAATTACTATTACCATTTTCGTCATTAATAGGAGTCGCTGACGATACGACTAACTTTTGGATTTGCTCTTGTGTCATTG